ATCGCGGGGATTATCGGTTCATAGTATCGGTATTTAATACCGTTAGTATGACGACAACGATCCACGCGACGAAGAGCTCTGTAAGGGATTTTAATACCAGCACTATCGTCTTCATCAAAAGGTATAGGCAAAAACCTAGTCCCTTTAAGAAGAAAACCGACAGTGTGAGGTAAAGGAATTCCATGCTCGGCGCTCCAGACGTTCAAACGGTTGATGGCAGAGTATCTGTCGCATAGCGTGTCAAGGCGTTTGAAATAAACGCCTCTAACGTTGCGACCGTGAAAATAATCACGGCCGCACGACTCGCGGAAAAGTCCCGTATTAAAGGACTTGTCTACATTAACGCTGAAGCCACATTTGACAAGTAGTTTACAGACTAGGTCATAAGCCTGGTCTTCCACTATAATGTCATCGCCATTTACGGCGAAGTTGCCAAGCGAACGCCGACTCGGACGCATGAAAGGAATATCATACGCTCGATAGACGCCGTAGACTATGCAGAGAAAGAAAACTGTCTGGAGTGGGAAGGTAAAAGCATTTCCCATACTAGACACCATATGTAACTTCTCAACGGAGCCACTCGGAAGAGTGGTAACTGGCGAACGAGTTAACTCCAGCCAACGAACAACGTTGGAAGGAAAGAACTCGCGAACCAGACCGAGAGACATAGAATCCGAAGCGGAGGATAAGTCAATAGTACCATATCCACCGTATAAGGATCCCAGCCGAGCTAAAGCCCGATTTTTAGATTGCTGGTTGGTCAAGTCTATTCCACTGACTTGGCGTAGCCGTCTTTCTAAAACCGTCTTTATACCTTGCTGAAAAAGCATATTTAGCAAGGGTTCGGTACATATGGTTCTGCTAATTTCCGTAGTCTTAGGTACAAAAGACATGCGGCTTCCTTGAACAATATCGACTCCCCGATGCTCAAGTCTGATAGACTCTAAGTCAGACCAGATAGGGTCGTTAGATATTGCCTGTGCGAAATAATCGTACAGAACTGAGCTAGTGCTCGCAAGGGAGGAAGTACCAACTTTAGAAAGAAAGTCAGTAGTCTTTACTCCAATGTTTGCACCGTTACCAAAGCCAAAGCCCTCGGATATCGTTAACAGAGAGAGAATGGGTGTAAACTCATTCTCATTGTCTGGATAAAAGAAACGATAGATAAAATCTTTCGCTTCACCTAGGGCAATAGCTTCGATCTCGGTAGTGCTGCTGGAGTCCATGAACCATGTCGCACATTCAGAGTTAATCTTTAGAAATAACTCTAATGCACTGGAATTAGCCGCTTCTTCAGTATTCCTGCTAATGAACTTCTTCAGCAGAGACCTACGAAGCGCTCCCATAGCAAATTGCTCTGACGAGATTCCAGGATATGGGGATAAACTCCCACACCAACCAGCACTGAAAAGATCAGCTTCGAGTAAGACAGGTAGAACGCTAGCGTAATCACGCATAGTAGCTCCCGTATGTTCAACTAATCAGCAAACGAAGAAGTTGTTTAGACGACTCCGTTCACAAGGGTATCTCCGGCGCCAGCACTTTGCTGGCTAAGAGCACCGATGTGTGCTGAAAGGGCCGCTCGAATGTTAGCTGAGTCATACGTATCGGAACCTGCAGGGACATCGACGATAGTCGTGATCTGCAGGTTAACGAACGGCTGACTCGCGAGAGGCGTCACACCCTTACGGGTAATGAGCTTGAACGTATTTCTCGGGACGTCCTTAATCAATCCGGTCGTCGGGTTCGGTTTTCCAAGCTGCTTGAAAACACGAGGCCGAGTGAACGTAATGGTAAAGGGCGAAGCCACAGAATGCACTGTAACGCCAGCTTGCGTCCCGCCTAAAGCACTGATTGCAACTTGTCTTCCATTATTATCGGGAGCCAAGTCGGAAATCAATGTATAGGTAGGTGCAGTCAGGCCTGTCTGCGCAGCCCCCGTTATCGGGGTAGTAAGTGTAAACATTGGATATACCTCTTAAGTGGGTTTCATCAGAGATGAAAATTCCGTTTTTGGGGAAAGAGTCCGTTAGCTGAAGCTATGAGTGCGGCAAGATTAAGACCTTGCCCCAGACCTAGCTCTAGGTTAAACTGGAGACTTGGTAGTTCCAGCCCTCCTACAGTACGGCTAATCGTACTCTTCGTACAAGTACATGCACCACCACTAGCGTTATCGTTGATACGACTCCACCCAGCATTTGCATTGTCAGTATTTACCATATCCATCACGGGGGTAACAAGAGTTACCCTTAGACTTCTTATGGTACGATTTGACCATGCAAGTCGGGCAGTAGAAGTAACAGACGAAGACAAAATGTCACCAACGTTAGTAAAGTAGTCTACGAGAAATGAGTAGGGTAAAAGTTCCCATGCCGTAGGGACAAACTCCGATGGCGTGAAGCCAAAAAGAGCAAAATCATCCCATGGTGTCATTTCTGGTTGAGCAAGTAAATGTCCTTTGAAGCGTACAGTAACCTGATCAATAGCCCTGCCACGCATAAACCAACGAACTTTATTGTTGGACTGCGTAACAGTGAAATTGCCAAGAGGATTGTACGGAAAAGGCGCGTCGGCGGTATCTATGAAACCGGCCACAATTGGCCCGGAATCACGTTTCTCGCCTAGTCGACTATATGCCTTAGCGGCATCCTGAGCATCATGTATTAATGGTGCCCAGCCAAAGGACTGCTCAAGCCAAGTATCTGCAATAGTCTTCGTCCAGGTTTTTGGGTTGGCTCGCTTTGCTTTACCTAGCTTGCCAAGATACCCGCGAACCTTGTCCTGAATGGCTGCTGCAGGCTTGCGTAACATCCGCGCAGTTTCTGCAAGTTCTCCAAGAAACGTAGGGCCGGACATCTGGACCTGCGCTAATCGGATCTTCTTGTAGAATTTAGCAGAGGCATTATTAATAGCTTTCGTACTACTCAGCGTACAGGCAGTCGTCGGAAAACCGAGTTGGGGGCAAGTTAATGCTCCATCTCCGCTTCCTTCGATGTACCTGTATCGCTTAACGGACGAGTTATAATACGTTAACGCGTACCGTAAAGGGTTACTACTGATAGATGTGTAAACTCCAGAAAGCGGAGTAGTAGCGTTGAGACCGTCACGAATCTGTGTCCTCCAGTTAGGGTTGCTAATTCCAGTCCTCGTTCGAACTTCGGAGTAATATTTC